TGTCTCGGGCTTTTCGCCCTCTGTCTCGGGCTTTTCGCCCTCTGTCTCGGGCTTTTCGCCCTCTGTCTCGGGCTTTTCGCCCTCTGTCTCGGGCTTTTCGCCCTCTGTCTCGGGCTTTTCGCCCTCTGTCTCGGGCTTTTTGGCGTCTTTCTCTGCCTTTTTGGCGTCTTTCTCTGCCTTCTTGGCGTCTTTCTCTGCCTTCTTGGCGTCTTTCTCTGCCTTCTTGGCGTCTTTCTCTGCCTTCTTGGCGGCAACCGCTTCGGCTTTACGTTGTTTTTCTATTTCTTTTTCCGCCTTCGCTGCCGCCGCCGCCGCTTTTTTTTCGTCTGCAAGACGTTGTTTTTCGAGTTTTGCTGCTTCCTTTTCCGCTTTTACTGCCGCCGCCGCCGCCTTTTTGGCAGCCGCAGCCGCTTTTTTTTCTTCCGCAGCACGTTGTTTTTCGAGTTTCGCCGCTTCCTTTTCCGCCTTCGCCGCCGCCGCCGCTTCTTTTTTTTCTAGTTGAGCTTGTTTTTTCGCAGCAGCCAATGCAACTTTATCGATTCCTCCAGTACATTCAGTTAGTTCACGTCCCGCTTCAAAAGTAGCGGGCATGGTGGTAACGGTGTGTTCGGTGGTAATGGACATTTTTGCTTTTGGTTGTGTGTTATCGTGAAATCGAAAAGTCTCAAAATGTTTTCAATTTATGAAAAAAGACACTTTTTTTCATAAATGTGCAAGAAGTTAAGATACAGAATAGTAGGATCCATTTTCGTATCGTATATTACCAATGTCATCTTCAATGTAAAGCAAAGGTTCTGGATAAGTAAATCTAGCACCTATACTCCAGTAGTCAAAGTCATTATCTATTATTCCAAATTCACGTAATAGTTCCTTACGATATCTAGTAAGATATTCTTCACCTCTAGAAACAGAAATTTCATAACTAGCCCGCCAACCATCGGTGTAATATTTTAAAGTCGCGTGATTCATGGAGGACCATTTATGAATAGACACGGTACGCATGGTGTGTACAATCGAATATCTTTTTAATTTTATTTCAATTTGTGACCTTAATATCTTTAAGTAAGTAATGATAGGTTTGGTGGATAGACGTATCCAATAGATCAATAGATTCCAGTGTATTGTAGGTAATCATAGGTATATAGACATTAAGTTGAAAATTACCTTGGGCGTTTGCCTGTATAACTTGTTGTGCATTACCCATAATTTTAATCGTTTTCATTCCAATACTATCGCAAATGGTACAATTCACTTTACTGTGTAAAAAACTGGAACCAATACTAATTTTAGGTATAGTAATACGGTTATAACCATACAATACATTTACATCAAACACTATCTTTTTTAGATTTGAAGCAAGTAGTGCCAATGTTTGGTTGCAGTTTGCAATAGCATTAAAACTAGACATACTGGTAAATGGATAATTGCTTTTACGAAGTGGCAAACCAAATTCTTGTTTAAGATGTTGTATCATTTTACCAGAGAATCCTCTAGGAGCATTGTCGCCACTACCAATCATAGTAAGACCGGCAGGTATCTCGTATAAATCGTTTAAACTAGACGTACAATACATAAGGCATTGCTGTAATTGTCCGATATATCCATCCATGATATCGCTATAGTCGATATCAATGGCATCAACGAGGTGTGTTTTGCCCTTTTTTCCTTTCCCCTTTACTCGGCGTTTTACAACTTTACATTGTCGAATTAGTTCCTCTAGTTGTTTAATAAGTTTTTTAAATGCAATGCAAATGGTAATAGTAGCCACCGTATAAAAACTATCATTACTAGATTGGCTTTTATTAACGTGGTGTAAAGGGTCAATAGGCGTTTTATGATATGTACTGGCTTTTTTAGCAACGAGTTCATTTACATTCATATTAATATTGGTGTGTGATTGTAATAAATGAATAGGGAAATCGCTGTCCTTGTAGTGATAAATGATTTGATTACAAGCTTTTACAATAGCTTTGGAGATAGATAGGGGTGTATACACTTTAAAATGTGCGTTTACTTTTGCGGCGCATTTTTTGTATATAGCGTAGTGTATAAAAATACTTTGATATCTGTAGTTTTTTTTTTCGTGAAATGCTTTTTTATTGAGAACAGTATGTTTACCATATTTTCTGGTATGCTGTTTAGATTTTTCTCTTTTTTTACTAGTATACATATGTATTATTGATATTTTATTTTACCATTGATAATCATGATAAATAGCAACCTGTTTACCTAAATAACTTTCCATATCGGTTAACACTAATTCTGGTTTGGATACATATCTATTATCGTTACCTTGTAATTGCAAGAGGGCGTGATTTTTCCGTATTTCAAATCCGCTTACGGGGTGTTCGTGGTGCCACGTCAGTAACACATAGGGATCAATCACATCCTTAAAGATTTGGTCTCTAAAATCGGGGTAGGTCATGGCCATATACATGCATGCCCTGGCGATTTTACCGCGATAAAAGGGTCGAGGGTAAAAATACCGTTTTTTGTTGGATTTTAAACATATTCCGATATGATTAAAGGGACCGGTATACAAGGTTTTCTCGCCATTTTGTGTTAATAAAACTGTTGTATCATCTAATACCAATTCATTAGAATAACGATAATTAGAACGATGACTATTCAATAGTACAGGATATAACATAAGATTGTGCATGTCGCGTGACATTTCCGGTGCTCTGGATTTAAATAAACTTTGTGGCACAATATGTTCTAAAGATACGTTTTTGGGATGCATTACATGATACATGTCTAAAAACAAGGGTCTAATTTGTTTGTAGGGAAGATACTGAAACGCAATACTAGGTCCAAACAGCATAGCTGTAGAAAAAAATGATTTCATAAGATACAGATATAGATATATCCTAAATGAAATAATAGAAAAAAGATAATTCTTGAAAAATAGAATTTATCCCCAGAAAATGGCTATAAAATTGGCAAAACCTGTTTTTTAAGCAAAAAAAAGGATGATATAAATGGAGTTTTAAAACCACCCTATTTTTAGAATAACAAAGTAAATAATGTAGGTAATTTCTTTGGCGTAAATTATTTGCCTTTACCTACACGCCCCCGTATGAACAATTCACTCTTTTTTTTTGTGTATTCATATAGTATTTAAAAATAGATACGTATGAATAATATGGATTACATGCCGAATTGACTAAAGTCGTTAAGAACTGGTTTGGGCATGGTTGGATAAGGACCTCCTTGGTAACTGGGAACTTTTTTGCATTCAAAGGCGGGTTCCGGGCATCTTGCGCATGGAGCACATGGAGGGCAGGGTTTAGGTCGTGGGCAAGAGGCGGCATCCGGGCATTTTGGGCATACCGGAGGAACGATTTGTGACTTTAATATATATTCATCGTCGTTATTGTGTGAAGGAGGTGGTGGCGGAGGCGTGACGTGTGATTTGGGTGGTGACTTGGGTGGTGACTTGGGTGGTGGCGGTGGCGGTGGCGGGGCTGGATGTGAGGAATCTTCATCCGTAGGAATCGCAGTAGAGGTAGGAATACCCTTAGGTTTGTTACTATCACAAGAACCGGAATTTGGAGTGTTGCTTACATAATCGTAGGTGCTATTGTTTTGATTAGGAGAATCGTTGTAACTATTGACTTCGTCAGCAGTTTCCATGGGTTCAATAAGTGTATTTTCATAACCTTCTTTACGATTTGTCATAAGTTCGTAGGTAGAAAATCCTAAACCAGATAAAAGTAAAGATATGATTAATATAAAAAAGATACCAAGTTTTCCTAGTTTCATATGTAATAGACTTGGAAAAAAATTGAAATTAAAAAGTTTATACTGTTTAAATATACCCTATGACTACAAAATACGGACTAAACTCATGCTACCATTCCAATGACATCTACGAAATAGGTGTAGATGAAGCAGGAAGAGGACCGTTGTTTGGTCGAGTGTATACAGCAGCAGTGGTATTGCCTAAAGACAATAGTTTTGATCATGAGTTAATGCGTGATAGTAAAAAAATAACCTCTAAAAAGAAAATAAAACAACTCGCAGAGTATATCAAAGCAAATGCCGTTGCTTGGAGCATTCAAAGTGAAACCGAACAAATGATTGATAAAATTAATATTCGTCAATGTGTTTTGTCCTCCATGCACAAGTCCATTAAAGAGTGTATCCATCAACTAAATACTCACGAGGTTCAACTTTTAATAGATGGAAATGATTTTAAACCTTATACCTATATAGAAAATGATCAAATAGAATATTGTCCTCACATAACCATTAAAGGTGGGGACAATTTGTATACTAGTATAGCCGCTGCATCTATTCTAGCTAAAGTTGCTAGAGATGACTATATTCTAGCATTATGCAACGACCATATTGAATTAGAGGAGCGTTATGGTATAGCAAGTAATAAAGGTTATGGTGCAAAACGGCATTTAGACGGTATTCGCGAGCATGGGATAACGCAGTGGCATCGTAAAACATATGGTATTTGTAAAGAATATGTATAGTTGATTACAGTGTAAAGGTATGGTGTATTCTACCTTCTCGTAAATAGGAGGATTCATATTTTTTACTAATATGGGTATCACTACTATTGGAGCATAATATAACAATCAAGTGAGGAAACATACCGCGATGTATGCTGTCAAAAAACCGATTCCAGCTAGGTTTATCGTAAATTTGTATAGATACATCTTTGTGTGGTAGGATAGTTTGGTTGTGTATATTATCCAACATGATGTCTATTTCATCTAATAGTAAAATAAAGGGTTTTTTTTGTGTTGGACTAATATGTGTATATAAATCTTCCAAATAAGATCCTGGTTTACTAGGTGTAAACGTATCACATATAGAAGCATTTAACTGTTTCGCTAGGATATAGCATAACATGGTTTTCCCTGTGCCAATATCTCCGTGAATATAACAGCTTACTCTGTTTTGTTTTTGGTAAGTAGAGATAATGGTTTCACTAATAGCTTTTTGCTTGGCAGTAAATTCTTGTTGAATGGTAACAGCGCGCGAGGTATATCGTATAAAACGATAATGACCGTATTGTATAAAATAATCAATGCTACACTTATGTTTATCCTCATCCTCATCATCTTCGTCAACCTTATCATTAGTGCTAGTAGAGAGTATACTTGTAGTATCCGTAGATTGTACCGAGAGTAGTTTTTTCCGTGTGGTTTCGTTTGCAAAGACAAGTACTGTTTTATCGTAATCGCATTCAGAAATCCAGCAAGCGTAGCATGGGATGTACCAAGAGGTATTTTTGTGAATCACTAAACCGATAGGTTTGTTGTTTTCATCGAATTTAAAAGCAAAATTGTGTTTAATGTTTTGGATAATCGAGTTTACTTTTTCTTTGTTATAGTATTTGTATTCTTTGATGTTAAAAAAATAGGATAAAAAAAACATTAGAATGGGATAAAAAAATAGAAACACATTTTTAGAGGAAGTTAAAAATAACATGGTAGCTAAACAAATATTTTCATTCATTATGGTATACTCTAATTGTGTGTTTATTATCTTTTACCTTTTATCATAAATTGATAAAAGATAAAGAAAGAAAATACAATGCATACAAGTATGCGCGTTCTAGTCTTTGATACCGAAACCACTGGTCTGCTCCCTACCAAGTTTCCACGCATCGCATCGTGTCTAACCAAATTTCCACATATCGTACAACTAAGTTATTTAATTTATGATACAGACACCCATAAAGTAGTACATGAACAAGATGATATTATTATGTTACCTCTAGACGTTGAAATGCCAGAACAATCCACGGCAGTTCACGGTATTTCCAAGGGTCTATCCACCAATCGTGGAATTCATATAGAAAGTGCCCTAGAGATCTTTGCCCTATATGTAAAGCAGTGTCAGTGTATTGTAGCACATAATATTGATTTTGATATGACGATGATAGAGGTGGAGTGCATGCGTACAAAAACGACGTATCCCTTTACAAATGAAAAAATCTATTATTGTACCATGAATAAGACGAAAGACTTGTGTAATATTGTTCGCAAGTACCGAAATGTGGGCGCCAATGGACAACCGCGCATGGAAAGTTTTGTAAAAAAACCAACGCTTAACGAATTGCACGTTTATTTGTTTAAGCGATCGCCGAAAGGTCTACACGATTCCATGATAGATGTTAGAGTGTGTTTTCGTTGTTTCTTGAAAGTAGTATATGGTATAGAGTATGGATTTTCACCTAGTAAATTGGGTTTGGAAAAATAAATAAAATGGTATAAACCACGAAATATTAAAGGCAATACCCTTTAATATGCGATGAAGCATAACAATTTGAAGCGTAATGACCTTTTCGTCCGCATCTATAGCAAGTTAAACTAGTAGATTTTTTATACTTCCGACAACTACATATTTTTATCTCATAATCACATTTATCACATATTTGTGGATCATTCTCTAATATATATATTAATCCTTCAATAAAATATTCATATCCAATACCTTGTCTTCCCCCAACACTGTAATCTAAATCACAACTATGTATTGTTTGACATAATCCATATATATTTGTTAATTTTAAAACGCCAAAATCAATAAACTTATTATTATTTAATATGTTTAAAATATTATCAGCCATTAGGATTTTTGTTTTTCTTTTATCTAGTTTCATACATGATCTTAAAAATTCATTTTTAAAATTATCATAAGTATCACCTTCACTTTCATATTCTTCATCTTCACTTTCATCATTATTACATTCGTTTGCAAAATGTCCTGTTTTTCCACAAACAAAACATTTATCATTGGTGCTATTGCTCATTTGATTTAATGCATCTACCATTGATTTTTCTAATTTTACTGAAACAAATGAACCACCACGAACATTATTTATTCCGTATTTGTCCATATATTGTCTCGTAATTTTGTCTTCATCATAATCATCACAATTAGACTTAATTTCCAATATCTTTAAAGGTTTATATAGTTTCGTCCATTCCGACCCATTTGATTCAAAATGACTTTGCAAACGAAATTGTGGATTATTTGTTTTTCCAATATAATATTTCCCCTGTTGTAGTTGAAGTGCATATATGAAAACCATTTATGAGTATTAAGTATATTTATCTAATTTTTTTAATTCAATTTGTCTATAGTTAACCACTGCACATTTCGCAAATGTCATGCTCAGGGGTAGTGGTTTGTTTGGTGGGATCAATGGTAAATTGTTGTACTTGGTGGCGTGGTTTTCTGCGTAGATAATAGATACCGGTTTTTAATCCTTTTTTCCACGCATAAAAATGCATGGAAGTAAGTTGTTTATAATTTGGATCTTCTACCCAAAGATTCATACTCTGACTTTGACACACGTATTTTCCACGATCTGCCGCCATGTCTATTAAGTGGCGCATGGGTATTTCCCAGACTATCTTATAACGATCTTTGATTTCCTGTGGTATACTATCAATGTGCTGTACACTACCATGGTCGGCAATAATCCTATTTTTCATATCATCATTCCATAATTCTAAATCAAGCAACTCCTGTACCAAATACTGATTCACAATCATAAATTCGCCTGCAAGCGTACGTCTATTATAAATGTTGCTTGTAATGGGTTCAAAACACTCATTATTTCCTAGAATTTGAGACGTGGAAGCCGTAGGCATAAGTGCGAGCAAAAGAGAATTCCGAACCCCATATTGTTTTACGGACGCACGCAATGTGTCCCAATCATAGCGTCCGCTTTTTGGTGTTTGTTTCCACAAGTCGAATTGAAATAACCCTTGTGCAAGAGGAGAACCCTCAAAGGTAGAATAACTATCGTGTTGAATAGCAATATCCACACTTTCTTCCATGGCGGCGTGATAGATGGTTTCAAAAATATCTTCGTTGAGTTGTTTGGCTTCGTCGCTATAAAAGGGGATTTTAAACCGCATAAACACATCGGCAAGTCCCTGTACACCAATTCCAATAGGTCGATGTTTTATGTTACTAATCTTGGTTTTGTCTGTGGGATAAAAGTTAATGTCAATAATCTTATTTAGATTTCTAGTAACCACTTTAGTTACACGGTGTAGTCGTTCATGATTAAATGTATAACCACATACTTGTTTTAGTTCTTTCCATCCGCCAATATATTGATCGTCAAAAAACACTTGAGGTACACTGTGGATCTCTTTGCCGGTTTCTTGACTAGCGGATGCATAAAACGTTTGTCGCATATCGTCATCGTCTAGTAGTTCTTCAGTAAACTCTAGTTTAAAATCTCGCAATAAGGCTTTTGCCATTTTACAAAAGTTACATTTCGTTTTACTATACACTTTAATGGTCGTAGGTTGTGGGACTTTTGTATGCTCCACGAACTGAGATAAGGCAATACTAGCCAGATTACACACGGCGGTTTGATATTTATCACTATACTCAATGATTTCCGCACAAAGATTACTAGATCGAATGGTGCCAATGTTTTGTTGATTAGATTTAAGATTTGCCGCGTCTTTAAATAGCAAATAGGGGGTACCTGTTTCCATTTGCGCGTCTAATATTTTAAACCAAAGCTCACGAGCGTTTACCTTTTTAGTAGCCCTATTTTCGGCTTCATACTGTAAGTAAAGGGTTTCATAGTCTTTGCCGTATACTTCATTAAGATTAGGGCAAATAGAAGGGCAAAACAAGGACCATTCTTGATTTCTCTGGACTCTTTCCATAAATAGATCAGGAATCCATAAACCATAAAATAAATCGCGTGCGCGAGCATTTTCATCGCCGGTATTTTTCTTTAGATCCAACCAATCCTCTATATCCGGATGCTCTGGGGACAAATAAACCGCAAAACTACCATTTCTACGTCCCCCTCCTTGATCTACATATCTCGCGGTTTCATTAAACGGTTTTAGCATTGGAACAATGCCATTACTAGTACCATTTGTACCGTGAATTTTGGTTCCCCGTGCTCGTATATTATGAATATGAAGTCCAATCCCCCCTGCCCATTTAGAGATAAGAGCACAATCTTTTAGCGTATCATATATACCTTCAATAGAATCATCTTGCATTCCTAATAAGTAACAAGAACTAAGTTGAGGGCGTTTAGTTCCCGCATTAAAAAGGGTAGGTGTCGCATGGGTAAATTGTTTGGTAGAGAGTAGTTCATAGGTTTCTTTGACGAGCGGTAAATTATCAAAATGTAAACCAATGGCAACGCGTAACCACATATATTGAGGTCGTTCTACAACTTTTCCATCACGGCGAAGCAAATAGGCGCGCTCAAGAGTTTTAAATCCAAAATAGTCAATACTAAAATCGCGTTCATGTACAATCATTTGATTATAGGCATCTTGATGTGTAGTAATACATTGCATAAATTTCTCAGATAGGATGTGTTGTTTTGGTTGTTGTGTAAAATAAAGAATTGCGTCAGTAAATACAGGGATAGTCGTTTTATGAAGATTAGAGATAATAATTCTAGAACTTAAAATACCGTAATTAGGATGTTTAGACATTTGAGATGCACATAATTGCGCGCTAATTTCATCTATTTTTCGTGTTTCTATACCATCGTATAGTTGATCGATAATTTGAATTGCGAGTTCCGTATAATTCATGGAAAGATGTACCTCATTGCCTAATAGTTTAATTCGTTTAAGGATTTTATCAAAGGATACTTCAACACAATGTCCACCTCGTTTGACCACATTCATATTTTCCATAATACAACTATTAAGTTATAACATTAAGTATATTTTATTAATATATTTATAAGAATGGATATAACTTTTTTTATAGTAAGATGTATCACAAATCCTACTAATGCGTATTATTGGAGAGTATGTTACGATAGAATCCATACCCTATATCCAGAATCGCAGATATTTGTAGTAGATGATCATAGTAGTCTAAATACATATGTAATACCTTCACGATATTCAAATGCCTTAAATAATTTTTCTACATATACACCATTACAATTAGTACAATATGGGGAATCTTATTCTGATTTACATCATTTAAAAGGGAATATATTAAAACTCTATAAACATTGGAAACAATATGGTAAAAAGGAAGGTAGAAATATGCCTGGTTCCATGGAAAACAAGACTATAATGAGGTCTCCTGCTAAAAGTATTTGGGAAGAGTTACCACATTTAACTTATATTAAAAGTAGATTTAAAGGAAGGGGTGAGATCTTAGGATATTATTATTTTCATAAAATCCGTCCAAGCAAAAAAGCAATTATTTTGCACGATTCGGTATTTATAAATGAACCTATACGTTACAATCCTCATAATCCGTGCGAATTTTTGTGGCGATTTTCCCCAGATACGTGTATTAATAACGGATCTAGAAATGATCGTATTGACATAGCGGATATTCTATCTGTATTACAACCATTGGATAACAATTGCCGCACAAATACTCATTGTTTGGAAAAGTATTTTAATAGTAAAAAGTGGCAGGGTTGTTTTGGTATCATGAGTGTAATAGACTGGTCTCTCTTAGAAAAAATAAATAATAAATATAAATTATTTGATGTATTGTTAGAGAGTATCACTACGCGCTATAAACGGCAATGCTTGGAGAGAATATTTGGCGTTATCATGTGTTACGAGTGTCACCCGATTAATGTATTGTATGGTAATATCCGTACGTATTGTAAATGGGGGTTAACCTTTCAACTAGATATGTTGAGTAAGGATACAGTACGCCATCGCCTTCCGATTACCAAAGTCTGGACAGGTCGCTAAATATCACTCATATCAATGAGTAGTTTACCAACCGGTTTTTCTTCTTCGCTTCCCATGCTGTTGCTGCGTTTGCGTGGAGTAGATTTCGCTTTTCGTTCGGTCCATTTGCCGGAAACGCGTTCTTCTTCAATAATCTTCCAAATGTTTTCAAGATGATGTCGTGTATGTTGAAACCATTTTTCGTTGCGTGATACTAAAATGCAACTCACAACATCAAGACGCCAATAGAGGTGTTTCAACCACGTATCGTTTTCGTGTTTATGCATCATTTCTTCTTCCCAAACCGTAAATTCTTCAGGCGAGCATTGGAAGGGAGCGTATTCATAGTAATTGTCTTCATTTACGATAAAGTGCATAACCACACCCTTGTACTGATTATCTTTACTTTTATAGAAGTTCCCGTCTTCGTCAAACGCTTCTTTGGATTCGTATTCCGAGAATTTCGTTTCAAGAAAATCGCAATGATTTAGACCACATACTTCCATTTGGAGTTGCATTTGCACCCAATATTCTTCTTTGGGAATACCGGATATTTCGCGTGTAGTAGGATTTTTAATTTCTAGCATGCGTCCATACAGCCCAGAAGTAGGGTCCACGTTAATACCATCAGGCGAAGCTCCTATATAAGGATAGTTGGGGTGTGGCAAGCAACCAAAATCTTCCACGGTGGTTTCATAAAGATATTCATAGTAGAGTACGGAAACAGGTTCATATTTAGTACCCCAATGGAAGGGTGTTTCCGTGTATCGGGATTTGGTGTATTCTAAACTAAGTGGTTTACATTTCTCGCAAATCAGTTCATTTTGTTTGGATTGGGAACCGTATGCTTTATAGGCGTTACTAGCGGTAATCATGTTGTATCTAAATTTATGCCAGGTTTCGGTTCGTTGGTCGGGTTGTGGTATATTGCGTAAATAATGGATTTGTTTTCTTAATTTATTTGTGTGTAAGGTTTTAGTAATAAATGTTTTGGAGTAGGATCTTCTGGGCATAACGTGTTTATAATAAATATTGAGTGCTTCTTGAATTGCCCTGTGAATAAGAGAAGGTAAATGGTGATCATACACAAGAAAGAGTTGTTCGTATAAGATGTCGTAAAGATAAGTATAAAGTTGTTGATCAAAGTTGTATTTAGCTAATAGATGTAGATGTGTATCCATATACTCGCAAATAAGGCAATCTAAGGATTCTAATAAATCTACATGTTCAATATCAGATAAGTCCGTGTGCATTTATATAGTATAGGTACATTCTATTTAATATAAATCAATTTGTAGTTTTATCTTTGGGTTTACATTTCAGTGTTTTTTTTTTGCTTTTTGGCGCCAGTCCTTTTGTAATACATTGTAATTTTTCATTGTTTTTCAAGGTAAATTTCCCGGATTGTTTATTGAAAACGAGATTAGGGATATGTTTAATCATACCCGATGCTTTGTCGTATTCAATATCTTTTTGTCGTTGTATTTTTCGTCGTTCTAGGCAATCTTTTAGGTAGTAACCCAATTCTTGGCTTTCTTTTTTGTTTAAATTGTGATCATTTGTGTATTTTCTAACAAAATTGGATATTTTCCTAAGTTTTAAACTTTTGTCTAATTTAGTCCAGGGTAACTGTTTGTTTGCTTCTTTTTCTTTATCTAAAAAAGCATCTAAGTCGGTTAAATTTTCAGTACTATTTGGAATAGGATTATCTGATTTTTGATTTAAAAGCATGCTTTGGTATTGAATATTTTTAAGTTCGTTACACGTGTTATCTTTTTTACCAGTGTCCTCTTTTATGTTCGATTCAGACATTTATATATATATATATAAAGAGATATTTCTAACTCATTGTTTGTGTAGTATAATATTATATTACTATAATATAATAAGTAATGTATAGTAGAAAGCAACGTAAAAGAAAGCAAGGAACACGACAAACACAAAAAAAACAACATGGTGGTAAGGAGAAAGCCAACCCTCTCACAGATGTAATTAAAAAGACGTTGGATGAAAATATTTTAACCATAGATATCTCGGATGCTTATACACATTTACCAAAACCAATGAAGAAAAATCCCGTAGTAATTGTTGCTTGTTTAAAACGTATAGATGAAAAGTATTTAGAAATGAAAAAACACCTATCTACAGAAACTCCAGATAAAATACTTGAGCAACGTAGAGAGGAGATTATATCCTTGTATCGTAATATACCGAAACCTGTAAAATTAGAAGATGATATCAATCATCTATTTATTAAATATGAACCGCACGTCATGGTGGATTCTAGTTTTCCAAAGGTGTTGCTTCGTAATAAAATTACATTAGAAACTGCATTAGAGCGGGATCCCAATGTATTTTATAAGTTACCGAAAGTATATCAACGAAAAATACTAAACGAGTATCCAAATATATTGTTAGAAAGTAGAAATAGATTAAATATTAACTTAAAAGGAAACATTCGCTTTGATCCTTCTTATTTTGGATTAGTAAGAAGAGTAGACGCGTATTCTTTAGGCAGTAGTATGATAGCATCCATTATAGCCTCTGGACTAATAGGTCCTATAGGAGCTAAATTTATACCAACAATAGCAATATAATATTACGGTATAGTATAATGTCGGATATGAAAATGGACGATATCATGACCAAACATTTGCTCGATTTATTTGAAAAAAAGGATTTTAAAAAGACTTTTATTAAAAAGTTAAATGAGAACATAGACATTCCAATGATAAATGAAAAAACCGAAAAAAAAGTATTAGATAAGGTCTATGATGTGCTAGTAGATGCGTTAGAAACCGTTCTTCTCGATAAATAAAAGACTATCTATTCATTAGGAGGATAGATAGTTTTCTTTGTATTCATTTATAGTTTCTTGTAACAGTTTAAAATGTTCCAAGGTATGTCTAGCATATATATAACATAGACAAGGTGCTTCTGAACCACGATAGTTATACCAATCCGGACTGTTGTCTCTCATAATTATCATATGTTCTTTTATTTTATCATCTATTTGGGTTTGAAGTTCAATAATATAGTACAGTTTACATTCTCGTATGAGCAATGTAAACCGAGATTCAGTAAGATAACTATCTATTTCGTTCCATACATCTATAGGCAACAGACTAGAAAGTCGTTTTTCTGGATCGGGGTGTATTCTCCATAGATTGGTGCGTAGTTTTAATAGAAACTCGGGATATAGTTTACAATACTCGTTTAAGGTAGTTAGAATTTGTTTAGAAGAGGGTAGTTTTTTAATAATGTCGTCGTAGTTTAAAGAAACCCATACTTTAGGGGTGTATGTATATTGAGCAAAATGAATAATATCTTCCATGATCGTTTATGTATCCATTTTTTTAATATGTAGTTGTTTAGTATATTTAAATTTTTCTAACTCTGTATTGCGTCTCTTAATATTACATTCTAAGCAGGAAATAACCACATTATTGCTATTATGTCCCATCGTATTGTCTATACGATCTAGCGTCCATTGATTTGCTTGTTTACATTCTTTATAAAATAGCATTAGTTGCTGTTCACAATAAAGACATTTTAATTTAGATTCTACTAAACGTTGAACGGTAGTATCCATGGGTATAAAATGATGTTTACTGTAAATAAGGTGTTTACTGTCTTGTTGTTTATATCCCTGTAGTTTTTTAGTAATGGATTGTTTTAATGTATTTTTTTCCTTAAAGTTTTCATTAAGATATAGTTGAAATAGCATAGTAGATTGGTTATTAACGTCATAATAATACTCTTCTAGGGTATTGGTTTGTTTTTGTGGTTTAGGTTCTTTTAGAAGTATCCGTTTCATAACTATAGTATAGAGAAAGGATTTTTTTTAAATAATATAAAGACTTTTATATAGTTTGGTGTATATGTCGAGTTCCCTAGATAAAGTAGTGTTGTATATTAAACAAAAAGCAAAAAGCGACGAAATGAATAATAAAAAAATGGGTCCTACCTTAGATCCATTGGTATCTCCATTGATGATGCTTCAATCTTCAGCCGTGACAGTATTAGAAATTGGAGTGCATACCATTAAACCTATCATTGAAAAAAATGACTATATCAATTCCAGTGTAGGAATGTGTGTAGATATTTATTTGCGTCTTGCATTAATCATTATGTTTTTAGTAACCTTTCTAGAAAACTGCATTAGTCCTAGTAATAAGGAGTTGTTAGCCTCTAGTTTTCGGAGTAATAAAAGTAAATTAGGTACAGTATGGTTGTGTCTAGTAGATACGCTTTATAAAACTCGAGAAGAGGAAATAGAAGCGTATTTAAAAGAGCAAGAGCAAGCACAGCAGCAAGAGCAAGCACAGCAGCAAGAGCAAGCACAGCAGCAAGAGCAAGCAGAGCAGCA